GTCATCTACTGATGGTGGATTAAATCTTGAATACGCAGGAATCTCTCCTGACCAACTACCACCACCAGGACAAGGAGCATAACCCAACATACCATTTGTAAAGTCGTCATCACAAAGTCCAGCCCCATTTAGAGCATATTCCCATTCTGTATCAATATTTGCACCAGTACCCATTCTAATTTTTCCTGGTTCTTCTGCAGGTGGATTTTCTGTATACCATCCAAATCCCGGCGGCCCATAATTGTCTAAACCTAAACACAACTGTCCAGCTGTATATTCATTCATTCCATATCTACCATTAAAATATTCAATACACTCATTAGTAGTAACATAATTACCCCCACTAATTGAATCACCATCAGTATCTGGTGTTTGATAATGGTTAAATAATTCTAACATCACTTCCCAATGATATTTTGTTGTACTAATTGATGGTCCTTCAGTTGTAATTGAAGTATCAATAGCAAGACTTGGGTCTATACCCTCAAAGGCTATTATTTCAAATCTCATTTGTTTATTTGTAGACATAGACTTATGAGGAAATACATATAATTTAAATAAATGTTCATAACCCGTATACTGATTACCTAATGGAGTTTTACTAATTAATTCCAAATTATATAACATATCAGGTGGATTGTTTAAATACAAATAACCATCACTTGTAGGGTTTTCTGATTTAAGTCTACCGTATGATGCTTGAGAAGAAAGATTACCGTTAAAATTAATAGCTATACAGGGATTTTTTACTTCATCTACAAAGGCTTGATGTTGTAAAAATTGAGTAGTAGTTTCAGATTCAAAATATTCAGGATTATTTTTCCAATCATCTAATATTTCAGCTGAAACAAGATAGGGGTTAACATAACCAAACTCACTACAGAGATAGTTACCATCGACTCCAAATTCTCCCTCTATATCCTCATCAGTAATTGTAAAATATATTGGAACATAATTTGAACTATAATCCATATTTGGTTCATCTGCGTTTCTATCATCTGCAACTAATGAATTTTGAGTGGTTGAAATGTCAGCCGCAGGAAATGTAAATTGTTCTCTATGTGTATTGTTAATTGGATAATATCCAATATCATTTGGGTCTTTATATAAATTTGGTATGTCATTCTGCCAACGAGTATAATCCGTTTCTCTATGTATAGAATAAATATCATAACTTTCTTCTGGTGCATTAACCCCGTAGTGGTCTAAACCAATTTGTTTTACTGGTGGTATAACAGTTGGTGTTCTGTGATGATACGAATGAAAGGTATTAATTGTGTCTGAAGCTTCAGCATCATAATTCAAAACTGAATTAATAATATTTAAATTTAAACCATCATTTACTGATGTTACACTTAAATCAAAATTTATTTCTGTATTACATACTGAACTAGTACCAACTTCTGCGGAATCACAATCTAAATTAGTAAGATTGATGTTTACTGTTACTGGTGAATCTATTTCCGTATATCCATCTGCACCAAAATCAACAGATTTATTATAATAATTTGGTTCTAAAGTTATTTTGTAAACAAACTCTACTATTGATTGGTTTTTAGGACCTTTATGTTGACTTCTATCACCATAATTATGATTAAAACAAAAATTAAAAAACCCAGTATTATCTTCCAACAACATGTCATCCATATTTGGTGTTTCTGGAAAATTTGCTCTTTTATAAGATGTGTCACTATAAGTTCTATAATAACCTGTAATTGGGTCTAAATCTGTACCAACACCACCATTAAACGGCCATAAATGTACATTTTTATATGATGAGATATAAGTGTCATCTGTTTCGTCTAAATAAGGTAATTTTTTCTTAGGTACAAATCTTGGGTCACATTTATATACAAAATTTGATAAATTACCTTTTATAGGACGCTCTATACCATTATTATTAATAACCGAATAATTAGTAAAAATAGGTTGTGAGTCAACCCAATATTCACCTACAGCTTCACCACCCATGCCCCCTTCCCATTCTACAACTAAATCACCACCCGTATAAACTGGTAAGTTTACTCCCCAAGTTGGATGTATAGCTGCAATTTTTTCATATTGTGGAGAAGTATCTGTGAGAAATAAATAAGCATAATCTGAAAATTGAGTTAGTTCATTGTTATTCTCATAAAGATAATTATAATTATGATGAGGAATTATATTATTAAAATTATCTGGTACTGGAGTACCTACAATGCCAGAATTTTCAGATGGATAATAATATTTTAAAATATCATATGGAGCACCATTTCCCAAAGGAATATGAGAAAATGAATTTGCCCATTCTCTCGAAGAAACATCACTTGTACTCTGTAAAGGTTTATGACCAAAAACATATTGAGATGGTTCATCTACTAATATTTCATCATCACCATCCATTTGTACAAGTTGGATACTAACACCACTAGTATCTCCATTGTTGTCTAATCCACCAGTTAATGTTATTTGACTACTTATATTATCACTAAGTGTAGAATATTCTTGGGGATTAAAAGCCCTTACTACAAAATAAGCAGTTTTATCTTCTTTCATAGTTACTTTTGATTTTGTCAAACCAGTTCCATTTTTTATAGGTTCTATAAATGGAGCTTTTGTTAACCAACCCATTTGATTTATATCACCTGAAGCTTCATTTCCATAATCACTATCAGTATGTAAATTATTCTCTGTCCTTCTATGTCTCGCATATCTAGCCATTTGATATTCTGCCAATGCTAAAATACCATTTGTACCAGCTATTGTTCCTTCTTCTGTTAGTCCACCAAAGGAGTAGCCTCCAAGAAGACCAAGTCCTCCTTTTCCTGAAAGTTCAGTAGCGTACCATGTTGAAGAATCAGCTACATTTATATTTCCAGTACCATAATCTTTTTGAAAAGAAAATGGTCCTATATCTACCCAAGAAAAACCATTCACCTTACTATCTAAATTTACACTACCACCAACCATTTCCGTTCTTTCAAAGTCTGAGGTATTTATAAAATTATCAGGTATTGATGGTAATACCTGAGAAATATTAAGATAGGTATTATGAAATTCATTATCAGAGAAATCTGCGTCTTCACCACCAAATGGTTTTTGATAAAGATAATGTTCATAATTATCAGAATATGATGGAACAGTAGCAGTTATGTCATTTGTAAAATCGAAAGTATAAGTAAACACCAAGTTAGTCATATCTGTACCACCAGAATAATGTGGTGGGGTAAGATGTGGATCGTTTCCTATATTGAGATTAAAATTATCATACATTAATTGAAATTCATAATTATAAAATAAATTTTCATGTGATGAATTTCCTTCACTATTAATATAACCATTGACAAAATTATTATCATGTATAGATGGTAATTCATTATTAATTAAGTAGTTAGAAAAATTACTGTTATTAAATTTATTTAATTGAATTGGCATAACTATAGGCCCATCACCAACCTCCGTCACTGCAATATCAATACTTCTTATAGTGGATGTAGTTGTTATACTAGTCATATCATCCGTGTATTCTGGAAATAAACCATCTACACTTTCTGTGGGTCTTATAATATAACATTGATAGTCAACAAAATCTGTACCAAAAAAGTTAAGATTTCCTTTATATTTTACTATCCATTGTCCTGTAAAATTAGGAGAGTTTGGAGTAACATCTGTAATTGTACCAGATGGTGGTGGTCCATTAGGAAACTCTACACCAACTGTAAAACCAAGACTATTAACAGCAAATTCTAATGAAACTGTTTCCCAATCACTTAATGGTTGTCCAGGTGATGTTGGAACACTAACCTCATTATTATCAACTCCACAATTTAAAAATATTGTTGTTTCTACATCTTCAACAGCTGTTGTAGCTATATCATCTATAAGTAAATCTATTATAGGAAGCACTCTTATATGTATCTCACCAATTTCAGATGTCACATCCGTATCATCTGTTATTGTATATCTGATAATTTCTTCAGATATAAGACCACCAGAAGTTGTATAATTATAAAAATTTGTTTGTGGTTCATATCTAATTTGAGTTGAACTAAGAGCTCCAGCTTGTCCATTATCAGGTTCACTAATAATTTCAAAAGTAAAAGGTCCATCAGAATCTACATCAGTAAAGTTAAAACCCTCTTCTAAAGTTATGTCAATAAATGTGTCTTCAAAAGTAGTGTATGTTTGTGTTTGTATAACAGGTGCATCTAAAACTGGTTCTACAAATATTGAATGTGTAAGTTCTGTAGTACATGTTTCGTCTTGATTAGTAAGACCATCAAAATCTTGATTACATATAATATAACTAAAACTATCATAAGTTGCTAATTCGTTTACAGTTGAAAAATAATCTAAATTAGATAAATACATTACTGAATCAATACCAGCTGGTAAGGAACTAATAGTTTGATATCTACATAGAGCGTGTACTTCTTTATATATTTCATAAAACTGAGCATCAATAGTACCAGAACCAAATAGCTCTCCTGTCGACCAATTAAAATCTTGATGTTGAAGAGCAATCCAATGTGGTGAGTCGGGGTCTTCTGAAAAACTATTACCACCCCTCCTTCTGACATCATAACACTCATATATATTTTCCATAGTTGAATCATTTGTTATTGGATTACAACAAGTACTACCAAAGTTATTATCAAATTGACCCCAATCTCCCGTTTTATCACAAACATCATTATACAAAGAAAATCCAGGCTTGTGTAAATCACAACATGGATTATTAGGTGTTGAATCTATATCTATTCGAAAACCATTATTAGGAACTTCTTCAAGACAATATGAACCAGTACACAGAATCGCATCTGAACCATCATAAAAATTAAATATATCCAATTCAAACCAACTACGATAATTTGGTCTAATACCCTCACCATTATCACCACAATATTCTAAATTAAAAGGCTCCCAATTACCACTTGAACGATAACCCATATTACAATGTTTGTAGGTTACGACATTACTATTACTATACAGTCTACTTTCTTCACCATCTTTGACTAATATACTTTGAAAAATAACATTTGGATTATTTGTAGTTATTAATGAATCACAAGCTTCTCTTCCAGTTTCAAATTCATATTCAATATCAGAGCCATTTGCAGAAAAACATCCTTGTTCTAATCCGAATGTTGGTACATTCCCGTTACATTCGTTTTCATATATTTTAACTGGTGTATCATTTACAGGTAGATTAATTTCATTACCATCTAAATCTATTAAAGTGCCATACTCTGGAACTCGTGTTATATGAATTGTTAATTGTGGTACTAATGTTGAAGATAATTCAGAAAAAGGATAAATTTCTAAAGTTGTTTGTTCATCTTCAAGTACATTAAATTCCGTCTCGTATGCATTTATTACAGGCATTAATGGATTGTATGGAAAGAAATCAAAGTATGTATTATTTTCAACAAATTCATCAAATTCTGCTTGGTTATAATTTTCAAATGGGTATTCCGTCCCAATTGTAGTATCTTCAGGTATGGTTTCGAGTTTAACACAAGGATATTCTCCAGCATTAGGGCCATCAGCTATTACATAAATTGGAACTTCTACATCACCATTTTCAATAGAGCTATCACATATACCACCCGCATCATCACAATAATATATTTGAGCAAATTGATAAATAGGGGGTTGATAAAATATATCCGGGCTTCCATCACCATCAAAATCTAAAACATATCTAAATGGATACTCACATAATGAATTATCATTTATACAATAATCAAACTCACAACCCACATTACAAGCACCACCAGTTCCAAATGGATTACCTTCTCCAGCTGAATCTAAACAAGATAAACAAGATTCATATTCACAAGAACCATCATCGAAATTAGCCATTGGATTATAATTACAAGCATAAGAATCCATACAACCAAAAACTTGAACAGGACATCCAGTCCAAAGATTTTCGTGTGGTTGTGATGGTAGTAAATTTAATTCTATATTTTGATTTGGATAACTTGATTCAAATATTTGAGTATACAGTGGTGACATAAAATCTAAATTATACCACTCTTGTGTTTCATCAAAAGTAGTCCACGCACCTATATCATTTACCACTAAATTTTTATTAACAAAAGGTTCAAATAATGGATTTTTTAAATCACCCCAACCAAAAATTTCAACTCCAGATCTAGTTGGTGAAGATGATACATAATTACCCAGTCTGAAAAATGCATCATAACTCAGGTAGTTATCATGTATCGCAGCCCCTAAAATACCTGTTTGATTAATAAGCCCATTGTCAAGAAGTTCACGCCCCCAAACAGATTCTGGATCTGCTGCTGTATCTTTAAATAATGATGGAATTCCATTTGTTGTATCATCAGTAACAGGGTATGAATAGTTTGGATTCATATTAATCAATGGATTATTACTAAAATCATACTGTTTAAAATCTTTTTGAAAAGTGTGATTATATCCAGGTAAACTTATTCTAAATATATCATCTGTTGTAAATGTTTTATTACTTGAAATTGGATATTCACAACTTGTTGGATTACAATTTGTTGGTGAAACGGGAAAACCAGTAGAATAACAATAACCATCATTCTCATTCCATGTACAATCGGGACAATCTATACATACTTGTTGGTCTGTTATATCACAACAAGTTCCAAAACCCCTTAACCACCCACGAGTATAATGATAATACGCATAATGTTCCCAACATTCTTCCTCATTATAAAACCAATCAAAATTAATATAACCATCTGTTGGATTAACTATTGTTGAAAAATCATCATATTCTCCGCGACACCATTCTGGAGCGTCATCTTTAATTCTTTGAATAATAGTTCCTTGTAATACAGGAACAGAAAATGATTTTTGATTTTGAGGTGGTGTAGCACCCCAAGCTGACAAATCATCCCAACCAATTAATCCCCCACTACTTAATTCATTCATTGTTGTTGGGCCATTAAAATGGTCTGTAAATCTACAATTAAAAACTTCACAATATGGTTCGTTACCAAACTCATAAAGTGTTGGATGTTTAAATGGTAATGAGAATGTAGTTTGATGGGCAAGACATTCATCACCCCCACCACATTCATCTAAATTAACTATACTACACGGTTCACCGCTTAAACCACACCGACCATCAATCGTATACATTGTTACTGGTAAGTCAACAATATCTCCGTCTTCAGGATTAAACCCATTAGGTTTCCACTTAATACCTCTATCACTACATACACTTACATTAGCAGCGTAAGGGGGATTATCCCAACATTGTAAAGGTAAACCACCTTCCCAAGCCCAAGCTCTACCATAATTACCAGTACTATAAGCTTCACCACATATACCACAAACATTTAAAGTATATTGATGTAAATCAGAAGCTGTGGGATTTTCAAGATCATCATAACCACAAGCACACAAAGAACCATAATCACTACCATAGTTAGGTAAAGATGGGCCATCAGATTGAGCTCCAAATGCAAAACCTGGTAATTCATTTGCAAACATTCTATATGTAGGATTTGATGGATTTCCAGTAACAGAAGAGTGAAATTTTCGATTCATAGAATAATGATAAGTATTAACTCCTCCTAAAAAACTATTTTCAAAATTTAACACTCCCAATTCATCACAATCATCTACTTTAACACCAGTAATTGAACTAATATAACCTGAAGAATAATTATTATATGGGGCAGCATTACCAGAATAAACAGTAGGACAATTTCCAAAATCGTCTCGTGGTAATACTCCACTACATTCACAAGCAAATTCTGGTATGTTTTGACAATATTGTTCAACATATTCTAAATTTACATCATCACCATCAACAGCTTGTTCTAAATCTATACAAACTTGTGAAAATGGTTCTCCAGGATTATCAGAATTTGGACCACCACATAGTTTATGATACGAATCAGGTCTTTCAAATAAATAATAATACTCACTCGGCCATGGATAATCCGAAAGTACAGAACTCGCAGGACCTGAATTATCTGTAAATTCAGGATATGCCGGATTAAATAATGTTTGTCCACATGTCCATGTTGTGTGAGTACCACCACAAACACCAGCACAATCTCTTACAGGACAATCAGTCATCGGGTGTGGGTTTTCATCGGCTAATTGTGAATAAAGGTCTGGATTTAAATTATTTATATTATAATCTATACAATAATATTGTGTATCCCCATCACCACAATATTGTGTATCCCCATCAAACGCTTCACAAGAATCACGAAGTTCATTATTACCACCACAGGTTCCACAATAGTCAAAATATGTACAACAATCATTATCTTCACCACCACCAAAAACACCTCCAGAATTACACGGTTCTGAAGCTAATGGATTATAATTACAAGCTTGTGGATCAGTACAACCTACAATATATTCATCACCAGCATTAACACAAACACCCTCACCAGTTGCATCATTTGTTTGTATCCATTCACACTCACTACAAGTTATACAACCCTCTTTTGGTGTAGCCCATTCTCCATCCGCAGCATTAGGAATACCAATTTCTATAAAATCAGGATCAGGAGGATAACTAAAATAACCACCCCCACCATCAAACTGACCATCAGGAGGAACATTATTAAAATCAGAAATTATAAACCCATCAAATGCATACACACCACCATATTGAATGGGGCCACCCCAATAATTTCGACCTGGATATGAACCATCTCTTGTTCTATCTATCATAACATTAAATCTATCACAACTATAACCATCTACAGGTCTACTATCGTCATCACTTCTCCAACAAGCACATTGTGGCCAATTTTGATTCCCATTTACTCCAAAAAATCCAGGTTGACAATAGAAAAAATTCCAATCACCTGAAGCCCATCCACCACCACCTCCTCCGGGACCAGAGTTATGTGTTAATATACCATTTGCAAAAAATGTATGGTTATCTTCAACAGTTATGTCATATGTTCTTATATTTTTTTCAAGTATATATTCTATATTCTCTACAATAACTTCTTTTAAAGTGTCATCACTATCATCATAATAATGTAAAGTGTCGCCCACATCTAATGATTGAATATTATTTCCATTATTACTATCTATTACCCATTGATGAACTCTATTACATCTCTCCTCATCAACAGCAATAAATCCTTTTTCTTCTGACCAAAATGGATTAGCAATTGTATTGTGTGTAATGATACCATTATTAAAGGTAACTTTAACTGTAATATCACCATCTTTTAAATTATGAGTTTGTGTATATAATTTTGTAACTAATTTATTTTCAAATTGATTTGTTTTTACATTAAAAGATTTAACATAATCTCCGACTTTTATTTCTTCAATATTTTTATTGGAATTATCAGGTAATAAAACTTTCGTACCAGCTACAAAACATTCTTCAGTAGGTCCACCACCAGGTGAAGTAAATAAATCAGCCATTGAACCACCAAAAGGCTCACCATCCAATATTTGATTCCAATCATATGGATTACCATCTGGACCAATCCACACTTCAGGTTGTGTAATACCTTGATGATATAAACCACCACTATAAAACATAGTTATTAATTTGTTTTTATTGTTATCAACCGCCATTGATTACCTTTTAATTAAATTTCTTCTGGAGCAAATCCTCGAGCTCTCAATAAATCTGATTTTGATATTATTTCTACTTTACATTTAGCACCTAATTCAGAATTATCTACATATATACCTTCTCCAGTAACATTACCTCTCCAATAATCTGGATTCTGTAAATAATTTTCTCCAAGTGAATCATCTATCATAGGATTATATGTAGCGACAATAAAGTACCATTCATTAAAATCAATTGGTACTCTTGTATGAGACAATAAATATTTTTCATCTCCTTTTTCATATGGAATATTTGATGATTCATTTCTACCAAATTCAGGAACAAAGCTTTGTCTATCCATATTAGTCATTCCTAAATGACTATCATATAATTTTCCAGTTGTTGAGTCTTCCTTATCAAGATTATCTAATACTACAAGTCTAATAAATCTTTCATAATCATTATCTTCAAATAAACCAAGTCCTTCCGTTTCTGATATTTCACCCCATGTAGTATAACCATCATCACCTTCATCATTTCTATCTGATGTTAATAAATCATCTCTACCAAGAACAAATGTTTCTAATCTAAATCCTTTTGGGTCATATCCCCTAAGTGGATTTCCATAATTAAAAAGAGTTCCACGAGTTGTTACATCTAAAAATTTAACCCACATCGTAATTGTAAAACCATTAACCAAATAATTTGGAGCGTAACCATCTGCAATTAAAAATGTATCACTTGCGTAATCATAGTAAGGATGATAATAATCATTTGAATTAGGCTCTATTGGTATTTCTGTATTTTTTTCAATTCCAACATCATCACCCTCTTGTTTTCTTATGATAATACCTTGATTTAAATTTCTTATTTTTAGAAATCCTTCTGATTTGTTTTCGTAATCTGGTCTTTCATCTTGTAAAGTAGCTAATGTATCTTGGTCTATATCTTTTAAAAATAAATTTAAATCATTTCTTAAATGTTCTAATGTTTTACTTTTATTTTTTTGATTGGTGTCAATATTTAATCTTGTTATAAATGAATTTTGTTCTGATGTTAAAGCTTCATCTGGATTATCTTGTACAAAAGAAATATCATGTAAAGCATTATATCCTTCTTGAGGTTCTATAAGATAATCTTGTGGGTCTGAATAATCAGCAAAAGCTGGATAATCTCCTTTTAATATTTCATATTCTTTAAAAAATGCATTTATTCTTTGTTGACGACTTTGTTGTTGTGGTAGTAATTCGTGAATTCTAGTATCAAAAAATTCTTTTATATTATTTGTATCATATGTTGGTGTTTCTTTATTAATATGAATATATTGACTTATATTTAATGGGTTAGTATCATTATTTTCATTTGGAAAAATATATGGAGTTATATCAATAGCACCATTAACTGTAAGATTTGTGGTAAGTGAAACTGAAACTTCTTGTTGAGGTGTTACAGATACAGAAACTGTTGGAGTGGCTACAGAATCTTTTACAAAGGATTCATAAATACTTTTTAAATTATTATAAGTTGAATCACCTGATGTACCACTAAAATTAACATTAAAATCTTCTTGATTTGCTTTTTCATCTCTTTGATAGATTAACATTCTATCACCGTCATCAATCATTCTTTGAGCAATACCATCTCTAACTGTTTTTTGGTGTTTTCTTAAAAATTCTTTATTATTTAAATCGCCACCACCAGACAGAGTATCTATATTAGTGATTAAAGCATTTGCTATTTCATCTAAAAATTGTTCTATTGATATCATAACCTATTACCTCTTAACTTTAAATTCAAAATTGTTGTCAATTATTTGTTCTTGATTATCATCATATTTTAACTTATAAATTATTTTATAAGCCCTATCAGGTTCAAATGTATTCATCCATTGTATAAAATAATTTGAAGTTGAATCACAACTCATTGATGTATAAGAACTAAATGGAATTATTGTTTCTCCTGTTGCTAAATCTACAATAGAATAACTACCACTTCCCTCAACTATAAAAGAACCCGTATGTGTTTGTACAGAATTTGTAAATGTTTTTTGTATATATCTTTTTCTAGCTCCTACTCTAAATTTAACTTTTTCAGTTTCTTTATATGAATCTCGTAAACCAATCATATATAAATAATTATCAGAAGCACCACTCATTGTTAATGGTGTAAGACTTCCTGTATTAGAACCACTACAAGCTATATGGTCATCCCACCTTACTTCTAATTTAGGTGAATAAATTGTATGAGTATTTCTTGAAAAGAATTTTAAATGTCCAAACGAACCAGTTAATCCCGCCGAATCTTGTGTAATTATTCCATTTGTATGTGCTAAACTTGAACTAAATCTTAAAAGAAATCCATTATTACTAGCAGATTGTACTAACCAATTATCTACAATACTTGTTACATCCATTTCAATATCAGTTGATTGATATGAAAATGATTGAGAAGCTTCATAACCACTAGCAGTCATAATGTTTCCACCATGAAGTCTGACATCAGAACCATCAGAGTGTACTCTACTCCAACTTATAGGGTTTCCTCCAGCTGGATAACTTCTATTTTCCCAACTACAACCATTTGTAATTTTTGGATTGTTAGTAAATTTACCAGTTCCCTCATCCCACGATTGAGATAATGCAAAAGCTTGTAATTCATAATCTGAAGATAGTTCTTTGTTACCTTCTGCTTCATATAATCTTAAATAATATTTAGTTAATCCAGTTGAAGCATGTGGTATATCACCATCTATTACTGATTTAGATATTTCATTAAAACCACTACCAGCAAAATTTATTAAAACTCTTGTTTCATAATCAAAACTATTATTAAAGTATTCTTTTTTTAATTCAAGAATTTCATCTTGACCAAAGTTTTGGTCTCTAAATGATTCTCCAGTTACATTTGAAGAACCACTTGAAATCCAAGAATCTGCTGTTGGGAAAATAAAATAATGCATTATAATACCACTCCTTTTATATTATTGTTTGGATATTTAAGTTCAAATACTGATGGTGTACCAATTGGGTTAGATGGAATTATCATTCCAAGACCAGTATCAGCTTGAGTAAAATCATATTTATAATTATAACCAGCGGTTCCGTTTTCAGACATAACACCAGAAGTCGCATCATATAAATAATTATAAAGTTTTGCTCCTGATGGGGGTTCTTGAGATATAGTTACATCATTAACAGCTCTAACCCCATCTATACCCATCATTTCATACATTAATTGACTAATATTAATAGCCTGATTAAATTGCATTTTATCTATGTGAAAATATTCTTTAATTTTTTCTATACACCTCAATTTAACTTCTTGTTTATTAGCATATTTATGAGCAACCACTTCAAAATCAACACCAAAATTAATTATATAACCATCTTGTATGTTTACAACATCTGTTAAAATTTTATATTCATTTAAATAATTTTTTATATTTTGTTCTAATAGTAATGTTGTACTGTCAGTTGTACCTAAACCAGCTGCGTGTGGGTTACCGACTAAATGTTTATTTCTATCATAACCTAAAATATAAATATCAATTGTTCCAAATTTTGTTTGTGTTTCTGTTGATAAATTTTCTGTATTAGTAGCGATTGGTTGAAAGTAATTATTTACTAAGTCATACATATCTAGCGGAGTACCCATACTCAATATGTTAAATATTTCTCCATCAGGATTTAAAGCAGTTTGAAAATCTTGTACCGCTTGATTTAAACCAGAATATAAATTAACACCAATATTGTCTACATCAACACTAGATCTTGCAACATATACTTTTGATATTCCACCATATTTTGTTGGCATATTTAATATTCTAGCTTCATAATCTTCTTTTGTTACAGCTCTATCTTGTGTAGAAAAATTAGCTGTTGCATTGTGTCTAATTTCTTCAATAGTTTCTTGATTTTTACCACCACGAGCAGGTATTTCATTTGTAACACTTAATACTGTTCCAACATCAACCAATGTGGCTAAATCTCCAACAGGAACATTACTAGACATACCACCACCTGTTCTATATGTTATGGTTAAAGTTATATTATTTGGTGATTCACCAAGAGTAGAATATTCATCACCAAGAAGAGGATTTGTTGAACTTTCTAAATCAGTAGTTTGACCTGGTATTACTATTCCAGCCTGTTCTAATTGTAAATAATTACTACCTATTGTATCTCCCTTTAAAATACCATTTCCAAATACAAGTGATGTTGTATTGTCTTCATTTACTTCTACTATAAATCTTTTTTCTGTTCTAATATATTCTAAAGAATATGGAACTGCTATATCACTAATTTCGGTTGTTCCTTCTACTAAAGAAGAATAAGCACTTTCTCTACCATCATCGTTTGAATAATGTGTTTCAAGTGCTACTTTATCTTGTGCTAGATAGTCTACTTTGTACCATTTATTATTATTAGAATCAACACAATCAATTATATCAATAACATTTTTTTCAGGTAAAGTTAATCTTAAAAATTTTTCTGGAGCTCCTACAGAAAAAGTATGTGTCTTAGTTTCACCACTAATAGCTTTAACTGTTCTCTCTATTCTGTATGTTTCTGCTAATTGTGTATTTGAATTTGTTGTTTGTATAACATTGGTATCACCAGAAGCAGTTATTTGAAAATCTAAATATTCTAAAGTTTCAAATACAATATTTGAATTTATTGATGATTGAACTTGTAAACCTTTATCAAAATTTGTAGCACTACTATAATTTATAGTAGCTGGATTTTCTGTAGAAGCATTTACATTTTGATAAAATGTTAAATCAACAAATGCCGGAACTGATGGTTTTATTTTATATCCCATCATTTTTGCCATATTTATAACATTTCTTCTTTCCTCCGCTAAAGGCATTAACATTTCTTTATATTGTTGGTCAATGTAAAATGATAACACATCACCAACATACGCTGACATTTCTATTAACATCATACCAGGTGATGATTCATTAAAATCTTTATATGTATCTGGAAAATAAGATTTAGCGTAATCAATTAAGGATTTTTTTATATCACTAAAATCTTTATTTAAATAGTTTACATTAGATTCTTTAAAGTCTGTTTCATTATAAGGCATTATTTATCTCCATTGTTAATATCCACCAGCATCACTAACGGGTGTAATATCACCACCAGTTTGATTAACTTCTACTTGTACTGAACTAAGTGTTGTTGGGTCTTGGTTTATATTAAAATCAATTTTTACGGCTACAGTATTTTTATCAAAATTACCATCATCTTCTATTCCAAATATTTGAATATCTTCAACATTAACGAATGGTAACCAAAAATTTAATTTATTTAAAATATCTTCTTGAATTTCTAAATCTAAATCACCATCCATTTGTTCAAATAAAACACTTCTTAAACTTAAACCAAAATGAGGTTGCATAATTCTTTCACCAGCTTCAGTTAGTAATAAGTTTCTTATATTATTTTTTACAGCCTCAATAGTTGTAGATGTTGATGCAAAATATCCATCCGCACCATCACCTCTTCTTATGGGTAAATCTATTCCAATAAAAATATTTTCATCTCTATCATTTATAAAAGGTTTTTTTGTTGTATCTTTTATTGCCATTTTATTTTATTAATCCTTTGTCTATTTTATCAAAGTAAAGATTTACAGCTGTGAAATCATTTTTTGGTTCATTTGTATCTGTATTTTCTGTAATGTCTCCCTCTCCTATATACGCGTGTCCATATGATTTTAACTGACTACCATGTTTTCCACCAGTTTTACCCATTACAAGTTTTTCAGTAATAGTTCCTTGTCCAATAGCACCAGGTAACATACCACCAGGAGAAGAACCACCAGAAACAACTTGTCCTTTTACAACCACATTGTCAGATTTTAATCCAACAGGTCCTGATGTTTCAAATTTTTCAATTTCAAGTGAAGCTTTTAATTTAGAAACAGTCCAATATAATTTTGGGTCTGTTAAAAATTTTATAATAGCATCTCGTACACCCTCACATTCTTTTTGTTGTGATGGTGTTACGGTTGATGGTTCTTCAAATTCTTGTTCATCTCTTAACAATTGGTCACTTTCAGCTTTAGCAAGTACTAAATTTCCCAACAAACCTAATTTATCTTTTTTTGATGAATCTCGTAACTCATCTATTGTCTGTCCTACATAGTTTGTACTTGGTATATTACCTATTTTTTGACTTTTTTCAACAGCCATATTTTTATTTTCCTCGTTTTCTGTCGTCTATTTCTTTAGTTTTTTTTAAAACACTACTATAATCTTTATTAACGAATTGTGCCATTGGGTCACTTGAAGGAACAGCTTGTTGTGAATTTCCATTCATCATTTCACCATAGCCACCGCCAACCAATTCATTCATTCTTTCACTTGTATATTGTGAACCACCCATTGTTTTCCAATTATCACCCATAGCTGTTTCATTTAACACATCATTTAAAACTTTATTTTTTGAATAATGTTTTTCTTGAATTGGTTTTTTTGGTTGAGACTGAGTTGGTTGTTTTAATTCAGTTATCACTTCTTGAATTGCCATTGCAACTTCTTCTCTTACTATTGTTCTTACCATTGTTCTTAATTCTGATTTTTTCATTTTTTCCTCTTATTTATTTTTATTAAATTTATTGTGCACTACCACCAGTACTTTCATCTTGAGAAGATTCACCTTGTGTTGGGTTTTTTTCTTCATCATTATTTTCTATAAAATGATATATACTTTTTATACTTTCTAATTTATCTTTTATACTTGTTAAACTTCTTCTTCCTAATGGATTTCCAGCCGCATCTGTTGAACCACTTATTTCAAATTTAGGATTATCAGCATTTGCTATTTGAACCATCATTGGGTCGACAAGTGGTAGTGGAGAACCCAAAGGTCCAACATAACAAGCTGATGCTAAACAATCAACCAGTTCATTTAAAACAGTATAAAGTTGTTCACCTAAAATCATCGGTTCAGGCACAGGTAAATCTGTGTTTTTATTTTCATCACCATCATCTAATCCCATATTATAATGGTGTATTTTAGATGGGGCTCCTAAGTAAGTATATTTAGAATTTATTATTAAATCATTACCAGCGGTAATAGTTATATCTTTACTAGCAGCCATATGTATTTTAGGATGAGCTGATAAATACATATCAGAATTTTTTGAATTTAAAGTTATTCTATGACTATCAATAACTATTTGAGGTCTGTTATATAAATGTATTTCTTGACTTGGAGTAAAATCTTCACTTAAATTTTCTGTCAGATGTAAAGAATATTGTAAGTTCCTATTATTATCTTTAATTTTATCAGAAGCTAAATGTAATCCTCTTATTGTATCTATACCTTCACTACCTACTTCCGTACTGTATTTTTGAAAATGTTGGAATAAATTTCCCTTTTCTATTAAAGCTATTGTAGAACCTATACCTAAAGTTTCAACTCTATTACCAATACCCAAACCATTAGATAAAATTATATATGGGTCTTTATACCTACTACCAACTCTTATACTATTACCATGTCTACCCTCTAACATTAAATCACCATGTGTATGTGTTATATTTGGACTTTCCTTTGGATTATCTAAATTTGAATGATTTACATCAGAGGCTGTATTATCTCTAATTTTTTGTAGTCTCAGTCGTTGTTTTTCTTTTTGAAAAGAAAGATTTGTTAATTTTGGTATTGGACCATCAACCATATCCGCAGAATATCCAACTGGATATAATTTCGATAAAAGTAAATCTTCATTCCAATTTACATTATTTTCTGTATTTAATGGTCCTAAAAAGAAATTTTGTCCACCAACTGTACATAAAAGAACTGGATCTCCTTGTGCCGGCATTTCATACATACCTCTTAATAAAGGAAAGTATCTATATTTATCCCAATTCCCCTCTTTGTAAAGGTCTGCTCTTCTTTTTATTTTATTATAGTATGGAAAAGCTATAATTGAATTTACATTTTCAGCATAAGATACTAAATCAGGACTTTTAGCAAAATAATCAGTAGGACTAAGCACCACAACTTCTGCTCTACCTGGTACAAATTGCATAAACTGGGGCACATTAGCTTTTTTACCAAAAGGCATTGTTACTGTAGAGTCTTTCATATTTCTTAAAACAGAACCCATTTAATTCCCCAAATTAATTGTTTTATCTTTTATATTTGTTAATTTATCACTTTCATTCTGTAAATCATCAACTGTATCTTGAAGTGTAGCCATCAATTCATCTTTTTCAGCATCAGATAGTAACATTGTTTCATCATTATTACCAGATGATTTAGAAATAATTCTTTGTAAAACACCAGCTAATTTAACAAGGTGTTCATCATTCTTAACTGCGGTATCCATATATTCTTTTATAATTGGAGCAACCATAACTACATCATCTATAGTTTGAATGAATCCGTGTATTTCTGATATTAGTAAATCAATTTGAACTTTACGCTTTGTTGTATTTTCATAAATATCCTTTGTTAAATCTTGAAAAGTTTTACCCTTGAATATTTCTTTATTATCTGACATTTTTACATTCTCCGTTTGTATGTAACTATTCATATATAAATATAGAATTTGTAAAAATATAGATAAAAATAAAAAACCCACTCGAAGATAAGTGGGTTTAATATTTGTTGATTAGTATATAATTTAGAAAAATTTTCTAATTTTATTATCTTGTTTGGAATTACTATGAAAAAAATTATGTAGAATAATTTTATAATGTTTTTTAAGAACATTAACGACACTAGTAATATGTGATGTATTTACATTTGTCATTTCTCTTATTAATATATAAAGAGATTTTTTATTAAAATTTTCTATTTCTTCTTTTTGTTTAAATAATTCTAAAATAGCATAAGAAATATCAATATCTCTTTGTTTTTTAAATATACTTGGAATATTTTCTTCTAAATAAAGTATAACATCATCTGTTAAAGCTAACATATCTTCATCGTGTTCTTCACTTTTATTATGTTTGTAATTGTTTAATTTACTAACATCAACATGTTTTTTTAGTTTTTTATAATTAGCATTATTATGTAATATTAAATAATTTTTAGCTACAATTGAAAAATAACTAAATGCTTTTGAACCTTTTGTATGGTCATATTTATGAATGTTCATTACCATAAAAGCAACCACTTCATGTTTAACATCCCTAAATGGTTCATCAAAATAAGTAAATTTAAAAGTGTTGATTATATTTTCAGCTAATTTATCAAACGCCTTATGTATTTCCTGACCGTATATTTTATTTCTTAAGGCATGATTATCAGGATTAGTATTATATCTAACTATAGCATCTTGAACTTCTGGTCCAAAATATAATTTCTTTTTACTTGGAGGTCTTCCTGGTTTTTTTCTAGGTTTTCCAGCTTTAGTTAATTCTACTTTTTTAGTTTTTGCCATCTATATTCTCCTCTATAATTTCATTCTCAAAAACACCATCTAATGATAATTGTAATTCTTTTAATTGTTCAAAAAAGAATCCTGTTTCATCATCAGATTCATAATGTCCTTTTGAATCTACTAATTTCATTTTTTCAGTTGCAAATGTAACTATTTGTTGAAACTCAAGTATTAAATTTTCATATTGATTTATTCTTCTTAATGAAAAATATAATAATGTAGATGATACTACACTAATTAAAAAAAATAAAATCAAAAATATCCATAACCACATAATTATCTCCTACGCAAACAATTCATCAAACTTCTGTTTGAGATTGTCTACCTTTTTTTGTTCATCTTTACTTTTTGGAACTTTTGTATTTACAGGTTCACTATCATCACCATGCCATTCATCAAACTCAATATGCGTCGCCATCATATCAGCCTGATGAAGAATATAACACATATTAGTTCTCAATCTAAAATCAGGATTATATCCCATTAGATAAGCTTTGTTAGCTTCATCATATAAACCATCAGTTAATTTAATACCAATGTATTCTTTATCTGTAACTTTGACACCATAATGTTGAAGTAACCACAAACCTCTATCAGGTACTTTCATATACTGAAGAGATGGATTGTGTTTATAGATAGCACCTTGATTTTTTCTATGCCATTCCGAATCTTGTGGAATATAATAGTCGTGTTCCAAATCACCAACTTTACCTAAGTCGTGATGCATTGCTGCAAATACCAACTCTTCGTCTGTAAAGTTTATGTCTGCTCCATTCTTTTCCCACACCTCTTTAACTTGTAAAGAGAATTGGATAATATGAAGAATGTGTTCAACATATCCACCAGGCATTGCGTTGTGAAAATGTCCTTTAGCACTAGCTGGTGCAAACATCATTCTCTCTTCAAAATCTTTATACATCTTTAAAAGATTTTCTTTTCTATCATCATCAATAAAACCTTCAATAGTGTCTAATAGTTTTTTCCAATTGTCTTGTATTTGTTCTGCTGATAATTTTTTCATTTTATAACCTCGTATCTATTTTTTGTAAATTTAATTGTCTTTTCATTTCTTAATCTATTTCTATATCCAGTAAAAGATATTCTCACTCCCCAATTTAGATAATCTAAAATATCTGCTTTAGATACAGAACCTTTTTTATGAATAAAATTTAATATTCTTTTATAAGAATCTGTATCATTCTTTAGGGTTGGTAATTTATCTATTGTTTCATTTAACATATTATTAAATTGATGTATAGCTGTTTCCCACTTACCTTTTTCAAATCTCTCTAATGATTTATCACTCCAATACTTCCTATCTTCGTCATTATCTAAAATAGTATGTATTGTTTGAATAAAATCACTATCGTCTTTATAATATATTCCAGCACTATCAGCTAACTCGTGATAATAATTATCATCTGAAAACATATAAGGAACACCCACACTCATACCATCAGTAGCAGATATAGCCCAACCACCATATCTCTGTTTACAACAAACACCAATATAACAACTTGATAATTTAGAAAAATATCCAAACCTATCATACTTATCATTCGTCATATATGGTTTTGTAACTGAATCAGATAACGGTACCCACACCTCAAAGTCTTGCCTATCTTCCCACAATCTATCCATCTGTTTTAAGAACCATGGATAATCTTTATAAGTGTGAGGTCTGTGATTGTATACTATAATTTTTTTATCAGATGATTGTTTATCATACTTTGGAATCTCCCACCCTAAATAGTTGGGAACAATTATCTCATCTAATCGTATAAGTGACTCTTTGTTAAAACTTTTCTTCGCATTCTTTAGTATAAGTTCCTTTTGCCCTAGCGTATTGATACCACACCTCTCCATCTCTAATAGTCCAAGAATATTAACATCCATCATAGTCATTTCATAATTTGTTATTTCAGGAAATTCTGTCCAATGAGTATAACCAATAAACAATGGATTTATATTTGTGTTATTATATAAAAGATTTTTTAATTGTAAAGTATGTTCTGGTAAATGAGTCCATACAATATCATAATGTTTTTTCTTCCAATCAATTTCTCTTATGATTGTTTTGAAATCAAAATGTGTTCTCATAGCATTTGGATAAGATGGAAGAGGCAATATAATTTGTTCTGTATTATCAAAATCTAAACTATCTATTTGTTTTGGTGATATTATAGTCCAAAATAAATCATCTCGTATCTTACTTAATTCATTAATTATATTTCCAAGAACAACAACATAAGAATCTTTTTCTAAATCTTTTTGATAAGTTATGTTTGGATAAACAAGAATGTTATATCCATATTCTTTATCATTGTCCTTAACATCGATGAAGTTATTTAAATTCATTATTTAGTATCCTCTAATTCTATTCCATATTCATTTAAAAATGTTTCACCCGTTGGTGTATTCCAAATGTTATTATAGTCAACACCCACCTTTGGTCTTTTAGTTGGTAAATGTCTAAATCTTATTTTAACTCTCTCACCATTTTTATTTATACAAGGTTGATTTTTTAAAATTTTTTGAAAATATGGTAAACCATTTTTATCATCAGATTTAGCATTTCTAAAACTATCAACAGTCATACCAAGTGGATAAGCTAAATCACAAACTATTTCTTCAAGAGGTTCTGACTCTTCTTCTATCCATTTTAAATTTAATTTTCCATAAGCTGATACTTTAACAGCACCTGCAGATTGTTTAATATTCATAACACCAGTAGATTTTTCAGTTTCTTTTTTTATATTAGTTTTCCAAGATTTACTATATCCACCAGTATTCCAAGTTATTAAAGCATTGTCTTCTACCTCTAAGTCTCGTTTAGCTATAGCTTTTTCTATAATTTTTTGTGCTAAGGTTGATTTAATATTATGTGATTTTAAATAAGTGTAATTAATGTCACTATCTATTGGAATATTTCTTTCTTGATATTTTGTAACTAATCTATTTATATAATAATCTTCCCCATTTGTTTGACGAGGTTCGGAAATTTCTTTATTAAAAAGTGAAGCTAAATCGTCAAAATAATCATTTTCAAAATCTTTTACTCGATTGATAGGTATCCATAATACTAATATTCTTGAACCATTACCATCTCGTATTCCTTGTTCTCTTGTATTTCCATGTATTAAAAAAGGATTTTCAATAAATTTTTTGTGAATAACATCATAATATAACTTCATACCATTCTTCAATCTTACTGCTATAACTGGTCTTATTGACATAATTCCTTCTAACATATTACTTGAAACCGTTTCAGATACGCTAGTTATAACCGTCTCATCTTCTTTTCTCCCAGCTAATTGAAGTTTATTAGTGCCAAATATATTAATATCTTCTAATGTTATTTCAAACTCATCATTATTGTATTTATCAAAATCTTGTACTAACATCCACTCATTAAGTGCGTCTTCTACATCATCGTGGAGTTTATAGATTAAATTATCATCCATTTCTTTTATATTACTATTACCATTATTACCATTGTAATATAGTGGAGATTGTTGTGCTTTTCTAAACATCAATTCTTTGTTTTCAGCTTTCTTAGCTTCCTCTCCTAATTTATAAAAATCTATTACTTGAAAACCCCATTCTATATCTGGACTGTCTTTATCTTTAAAAAAATCTATATCTTCAGCAGAACCCCAATAACTACCATCTATATAACCTAACGAACCTTTATGGTATCCTAAATAAAAAACAGGTAATTTATCTTTTTCATTTTTAATATCTCTATTTAAAACCATATTCGTATAGTTAATCCAAATATAAAGGTATCCACTATTTTTAATATTGTACCAATTGGGTGCTAAAAGATTTTTTGTATATATTATATTTCTAATATTGTTAACTTTATAATCTTCTACTTCAATTTTTATCATCTTCCGACTTCTCCTAAATATTTATCTTTACATTCTTCCCAAGTCATTCCAACTACATCACCATAAAATAATGTCTCAGGTTTAATTCTTTTATCATTGAATAATGTTGTGTATCTTCTGATAGCTTTTGGTTTCCACCAAGAATTAA